CTGGTTATTGTATGACTGATGATGCTTTTGGTCAAATTATAACCGCCGACATGATTCATGCACTTAAACCTTATTGCCAAATGATGTATAAACCAGGAAGAATTGTGACCATCTTGCCGAATGAATTTCCCATTATAGCAACACTTCCACGTCCATTGTACATGCCATGCGAAACGAAATTGAGAAAATCGATTTGTCATGGTGAAGTTTTTGAAACAACGAAAGCACCAGCAAAGTTGAAATATGGAAAAGGTGAAGAGCATGGAGCCGTTACTGCAATTAAGAAATACCTAACTCCAAGTTACTTTCTCAAAGATGATGATCGTGCAGTGTGTAGAGCATTTCTTTTTCATCTCTTCAAGCCCAAAAGACCTATTAAGAAAGAGTCACGAGAAGTGGCAATAAGAGGAGTCGAAGGAAATAAATACAAACAAGCAATGAACAAAAAAATCAAGCAGTGGAATTCCTTTGGCACAAGAAACCACCCAGCCAGGAAAAGAAGAATATCTTGGGAAAGGGGAAGAGTTCATTTACGATCACCCAAGATTGCTTGAACTTATTGATGACATTATCGATTGTATAATGAACAATAGAAGACCAGACATCTATTTTGCTGTAACAATGAAAGACGAATTGAAGAAGTTGGAAAAACTTTTAGCACGTATTTTTGCTGCAGGACCTTTACCATATTCCGTACTTTTTAGGGAATATTATCTTGATTATTTTGCAGCGACAATGGAGCAAAGAATTTTTAATTCCTCTTTAATTGGAATAAACATGTTGAGTTCAGACGTCGATGTACTTGTAGGTTATTTGTTGGAAGTTGCACATCCATCCGAGCGTGCATTTCTCGCAGGTGACTTCAAAAATTTTGATGGCACATTGATGTCTTGCCTTTTATGGGAGATTTATGAAGTGATTGAACAATTCTATGGACGTGAGAGCAAGATTACAAGAGCCTTATGGTTAGAAATTACTGATTCGAGACAAGTTTTTGGAAATGCAGTTGCACATATTGCTTCAGGTCAACCATCAGGCAACCCAGCAACGACATTTGTAAATACAATGTAC